AGGTAATCAAATGGCCGGAGTCAAAGGACGGAGCGGCGGCGCTCGGCCTGGGGCTGGCCGCAAGCCGAAAGAGCCGCAATATTTGAACGTTCAAGCAGCAGCATCGGACGATCCTAAGGCGTTTCTAATTGCCGTGATGAACGATGCAGGCGAAGAGTCTAAAACTCGCATTGATGCCGCAAAAGCTCTATTGCCGTATGTCTGCCAGAAGGTTGGCGAGGTCGGCAAGAAGGAAGAGCGCCAGGAAGCGGCAAAGAAGGTGGCCGGCAGGTTCTCTACAGCGGCGCCTCCAAAATTGGTAGCGGCTGGCGGGCGTAAGGTCTGATGGCCGCATGGTCAACGGCGTGCACCGATTGGGAAAGTAGGTTGCTTGATGGCCGGTCGATTATTCCCGCCCCAATATTCCCAGATCAGGCAGCACAGGCATTAGCCGTATTCAAGGAACTCCGCGTCACAGACTTGCCGGGGAAGCCTACTTTCGGGGAATGCTCCGAGCAATGGGTGTTTGACTTCGTTGCTGCAATCTTCGGCGCATATGACGCGGATACCGGAAAGCAACTGATCAGAGAGTATTACCTACTGATCAGCAAAAAGAATACCAAATCAACTATCGCAGCAGGGATCATGCTGACGGCGGTCATTCTTTGCTGGCGAGAAGAGGAAGAACATTTAATCCTTGCCCCGACTAAGGAGGTCGCTGATAACAGCTTCAAGCCAGCCGCCGGGATGATTCGGGCCGATGAAGAATTGTCTGCACTGTTTCAAATTCAGGATCATATCCGCACGATCACGCACCGCATCACGCGGGCGTCGTTAAAGGTGGTTGCTGCTGACACCGATACGGTATCAGGCAAAAAGTCAGGCCGCATCCTGGTTGATGAGCATTGGCTATTCGGCAAGAAAGCAAACGCCGAAAGCATGTTTATGGAAGCCACCGGCGGGCAGGTATCACGCGAGGAAGGGTGGGTAATTTTTCTAACCACTCAAAGCGATGAGCCGCCATCCGGGGTATTCAAGGACAAGCTTGATTATTACCGCAATGTCCGTGATGGGAAGATTGTAGATAACAAATCGCTCGGGATTCTGTATGAATTCCCGGAATCCGTTATCAAGGAAAAGGGTTATCTCAACCCGGCCAATTTCTACATCACAAACCCGAATATCGGGCGCTCTGTCAGTGCGGAATGGCTTGAAGACAAGCTAAAGAAGGACAAGGAAAAGGTCGACGGCGCTTTTCAGCAATTCCTCGCCAAGCATCTCAACGTTGAAATCGGGCTGAATTTACGCTCTGACCGTTGGGCAGGGGCTGATTTCTGGGAAGCGCAATCGCGTTCCGTGGTTGATCTTGACTACCTGCTAGCAAATAGCGAAGTGATAACTATCGGAATTGACGGTGGTGGTCTCGATGACATGCTCGGATTTGCCGCCATTGGCCGCGAGAGTGAAACAGGCCGATGGATTCTGTGCAATCACGCCTGGCTGCATCCGGTCGCACTTGAGCGGCGCAAACAAGAGATGGCGCGCTACAAGGATTTCGAGAATGACGGCAATCTAAACATCATCGAAGCGTTGCCTGATGACGTTTCAGAGGTTGCCGAAATGGTTAAGCGTATCTACGACACCGGCTTACTTGCTGGCGTCGGGCTTGACCCAGAAAAGACGCACAAGGTCATGTTTCAGGCGCTTGTCGATATTGGCGTAGATGAAAAAATCATCATGGGCGTGTCGCAAGGCTGGAAGCTAATCGGCTCGATCATCATGGCCGAGCGAAAGCTAGCCGAAAAGAAAATGATTCACGGCGGGACTCGGCTAATGAATTGGTGCGTCGGAAATGCGCGCATTGAGCCGAGAGGAAACGCGGCGCTGATTACCAAGCAGGCAAGCGGAAACGCCAAGATTGACCCGCTGATGGCGACTTTTAACGCCGTTTCATTGATGGCGCTGAATCCAGAAACAAACAATATTACCCAAGGATTTGTCTCGTTATGACTTTTTTCTCCAAGATTGCCGAAAAACTAGGTTTCGGCAAGGGAGAAATGCGCCCGCAAAATGTGACCTACTCAGACGCCGTGATGGAGTCTTTCGGGGTTGGTAGTCAGCACGCAGGAATGACGGTGAATGCCACCACGGCAATGCGCGTGTCAGCCGTTGCGGCTTGCGTAGCCAAAATATCAGGTGCAATAATTTCAATGCCGCTCCACGTCTATCGCTTGAATGGTGGTGACGTGCCTGATCGCTTGCCGCGTGACCCGCTGTGGTATTTGCTCAATGAGCAACCAAGCCCACAATTCACCGCATCCAGCATGTGGGAAGGTGTCAGCATGGCGCAACTGTTGCGCGGCGATGCTTATGTACTTATTCGGCGCAGCATGAATGGCAACGTGAAAGAGTTGCTGCCGTTACCGTGGGGCTGTGTTAGCCCTATGCGAACCCCAGACAAAGGCGTGCGCTATTACGTCAATCTGCCGTCACACGGCATTAGTACGTGGTTTGACCCGTCAGATATTCTGCACTTTCCTGGACTTGGGTTTGACGACGCCACCATGCGCTCAATGTCGGTTATCCAGTACGGCGCACGCTCGGCAATCGGCAACGCTCTGGCGATGGATGAATACAGCGGTCAATTTTTCGCAGAAGGTGCGCATCCGTCAATCATCCTGAATGCCGCCGGGAAAATGTCTCCCGACCAGATCACGCAAATGCAAAACGCCTTCCGTGCCAAGTATTCCGGCATGGACAACGCCCACAAGATGCCGCTGGTGCTGACGGAAGGCGTGACCGCCAAGGAAATCAGCCTCTCGGCTGAGGACGCTCAACTGCTTGAAGCCCGTAAATTCCAAGTGCTTGATGTTGCGCGGGCGTTCGGTGTCCCCGGTTTCATGATTAACGAATCTACCGGATCAACTTCTTGGGGTTCCGGTATCGAATCAATGGGACGCGGCTTTGTGCAATACACATTGCAGCCGTGGCTACGCAAGATTGAACAAGAGATTAACCGCAAATTGTTCCCGCGAGACACAGGGCGATTCGTTGAGTTTTACCGTGATGCACTGATTGAAGGCGACTCCAAGGCGCAGGGAGATTACTTCCGGCTTGCCTTGGGTGGTCCCGGTAGTGGTGACGGTCACATGACTATAAACGAGGTTCGCAAGATCAAGCGCATGGCACCAATCGAAGGCGGCGATGAAGTATTCCGCGCCCCGAGAGATCAGCAGAAACAAGAAAGCGAAACGCCCAATGAATAAAATATTCCAGCTATTGCTTGATAACGCCAAGCGCGAAAAGCAATCAAGCGGCCTGATTAAAAACGAATCCGGCGCATCCATCTATATCTATGACGTTATCGACTCTTACTGGGGCGTGAGCGCCAAGAGCGTGATCGAAGCATTGGCCTCTGTGGGCGATGATTCAGACGTTGCAATCCGAATCAACAGCCCAGGCGGGGACGTTTTTGAGGGCAGAGCCATCATGGCCGCTATCAAGAATCACCAAGGCAAGACCACTTGCTACATTGACAGCCTTGCAGCCTCGGCGGCTACGTCTATCGCTCTTGCCTGTGATGAAGTAGTCATCGCAAAAGGCGCTTTTTTCATGATACATAATGCGTCAAGCGCAGTATGGGGCGACAAAAACGCCATGCGCGATACTGCCGACTTGCTGGAAAAAATCGAAGGGTCAATCGTTGATGACTACATCCACAAGACCGGCGCAAAGCACCAACAAATTGTCGATTGGATGAACGCTGAAACTTGGTTTTCTTCAGAAGAAGCCATCGCAAACGGCTTCTGTGATCGCCTTGCAGAAACCGCGAAAGCCAAAAACACATGGAACCTAGCCGCGTTTGCCAACGCTCCGCAAGCCCTGTTAGAGCCTGATCCCCCCGAACAAATTACCGAACAACCAGAACCCGCTCCGGCGGGTTTTTTTATGTCCGCAGCAAACGCCAACCGTTTGAAGCTGGCTCTGATTTAAGCGCTTCTCGCGCCTGAAACCGCCCGCGTCGGTCACGCGAACGAAAGCCATCCATCCGGGTGGCTTTTTTTATTGGAGCATTACATGAAACACAACATCCAAGTTTTGCGCGAGAAGGTAGCTAATCTCAGCGCTCAAGCCAATCACCTCTTGAACGAAAAAGGCGACCAGTCATGGTCTGCTGAAGATCAAGCCAAGTTTGACGGTTTCACGAACGAAATCGAACAGACCAAGAACCATATCAAGGCCATCGAAAAGCAACGCGAGCTTGATGCAGACGAATTTTTCAATTCGGCAGCTTCAAAGATCGTCAAGCCAGGCCAAGAAGACATGACCATTGATGCTTTGACCGCAATGGCTTTGTACATGCGTCATGGCAACAACGTATCTGCAGAACAGGCCGTTGCCATCCGCAATGCCATGTCGACCACGACCACGACCGAAGGCGGCTACACCGTCCCGGCTGAAATCGCCGCAATGGTTATCGACAAGCTCAAGGCATTTGGCGGCATGCGCGATGTGGCAAGCATTCTCACCACCTCTACCGGCGTAGCGATGAACTGGCCTACCTCTGACGGCACCGCCGATGTGGGCGCGATTGTTGGTCAAAACACGGCAGTTTCCGGCGCTGATATTACCTTTGG